GTGGCCGCCAAAGACTATGCTTTTAGTTGACCAGCGGTTTAGCAACTGAATCGTTTTCGTCGCCCCGACTGGTGATAGTCTTATCGTTTCACTCGGAATCAATCTATCCGGAATATTCTTTCTAGTCGATAAAAGTTCTTCTAACTCAAGTTTATTATCCCACGCGTCTACATTCAATATCGCTGAATCTTCGTAGACCCAATCGTGTTTTGGAATTCTCCCTGGAGGGAGAGCCCTTTTAGTAAGATTGCACGGCGGGCGTATTCTGTCAAATGTAAGTTGGCATTTAGTCACTGGCATAGGGGTGCTGAGCCCCAGCCTCCTTATGCAAGCCGTTTTTATATAAGTACTTGTTTTGTTAGACTTGCTATTCACCATCCCTACTTTAGTAACTATCTTGACCTGCTTGTATAGTATCTCTGGTTTAGTCCAGACAGCTGAGACGCGGCCGTATTCCCGGCCGTATTCGCCGCATCCCCCTCCCCCTAAAGTAGACGGGGTCATGATATATTCTTCAATCATCTTCTTTATTTTATTGCTTCCTGGAACGGCGCTGCAGATGGATTTCTTATATAAATTAAATAAATTTAACCCTCTGCGAATGCCCTTGATATACGTATCCCAGTCTTCCTGCAATTGCAAGTGTGGCGGAGTGAAATTTGAAGCACCCATCTTGGGTTTATTCCACAACACGGACTTAGCTATGCGCACGGGGAAACCCCATGCTCCCTCAGGCCCGTGTATTTCATGTAGAAATTCAAATCTCTTATTACTTATCCAAGTTTTGGCAGCATTGACTTCTAAATCTAGAAGTCCGAATTTTTCTGCCCATTGAGAATTTGTCGTGGGGCGACCGCTTACTATTAATACAGCGTCATCGCCCTGCCACATTCCATCTTCTAATTTTAGACCCAGTAAGTTACAGACATATATCGACTCAGCCCTGTTGATCAGCGAATCTAATAAAGCGGTAAACTTATGTCCTGATGGAACACCTTGCATCCAATCGCAAATTTTATCTTTAGAGCCCGTTCTAATGACTTTGGCATTATCGAAAGAGTATAAGTCTATATCCCTTAAGTTGGTTAACTCTTCTTTTAAATCTGATCTGGCTAGTGTTATTGCTCTATTCCAGATGCACTCTAAAGCGTATCGAACGAGAGACTTTCTTTGCGACTCATCGAATGCACTCTGATCTAAACTGACCGCATAACGGCCCGGTACCAGAAGTGCAGACGTGAGTCTCTGCCTAGTCGCAGCTCGCTCATAGTTTGACATACCCATTGTAGTCCATGTTTTATTTGCGTTGAAATTCGAGATGAATGAAGCTGCATAGCTGCAGCGTAAATAAGCAGGCATATCGTAAGATTGAACGACCCTAGTCTTAACGGGTTCGTCCAATTTCCTAAAGGGAAAGATCTCTGCGCCTCGTTTTTCACGGCACAATTCACTCAATTCTTCGTCAGTGAATGCGATAGTATTACCGAACTTTCCTCTTGCTTTATTCATTTTTATTTTCTTTGAATTAGAACTCTTGACTGTAAATTTCGTAGGAGCGCCGATGGTGCACGCTCCCGGCAATATCCAGTTATCTCTAAACCTTATGAAACTTTTGAAGCTTTGTTGACCCATAGTTCCCTTCCCGCTAAAATAATTACACGTGTCGTATATACATTTCCTCAACTCACTGTTATCAGCACCACGTGTGCGCTGAGAATCTTTGGCGTAATCAGCCAAAACGTCTACGCGATTAAGAACGGTATCGTAACCGCCCAAAATGTGGATATCGCATAGGTAAGACCACCACCCAGGCCCGTGCTCTATGTTGCAGCGCAAGGCTATTTGGGAAATCGATTTGAGTAAAGTAATCAGACATTCTTCACACAACGTATGATGTTTAAGACGAGGAGAAGCAAGTATATACAGAAGCGTCGCTTTGTCTTCTCGCGGAATGATTTTGAGATACTCATTGAATATCCCTCCCCATTTGCTTCCGAAAGCGGACAGACAACTTTTGACGCGCGGTGCCCCGCCGAGGCGCCATAGCGAAACGTCAACTTTTGAAAATCCTACTTCACTAATTTTGTCTTTATGATTACACTCAGGGATCGGTGGTAGAAACTCCGTTATATGGAGCCTATGATCGTGAGAGAAGGCGAGAGGTTCATTAGGATGAACTAGCCATGAATTATAATTGCACTGTTTTTGTAGTGCTATATCGTAAATTTTATCGTACTCGAAGATGGTATTTAAGCACGACGAATGCCGAAGAGATCTGTCATTCACAGAACAGCTGACCGTGTCATCATTAACTGAGCACGTTACACTTTCATTCGAATGGACATCCCCCCCCAGCACTGATCTAAACGGCCTTTTTAAAA